ATGAAACGTGCAGTGATTTTATTTGCAGAAGGATATGAAACCGTGGAGGCGCTTTTAGTCGTTGATTTACTGCGCCGGGGCGGTGTGGAAGTGACGATGGCTTCAATTACAGAAGATGAATTTGTGAGAAGTTCACATGGCGTAAATGTTGAGATGGACGCTGTTTTAGGAGAAGTGGATGTACTTGATTATGACGCCATCATTCTTCCGGGAGGAATGCCGGGAACCATTAATTTGGGTGAAAGCGATGCAGTCAGAAAGGCAATTCTTGCTATGAATGATGCCGGAAAAATTGTTGCAGCCGTGTGTGCGGCCCCCGGAGTTCTTGGTAAATATGGTTTGTTAGAAGGAAAGACGGCATGCAGTTTCCCACAGCATGAAAAAAATTTGATTGGTGCAACGGTAGTTCGTGAGCCGGTCGTTGTTGACGGTAATATTGTGACAAGCCGCGGTCTTGGAACAACGATGGATTTTGGTTTGAAATTATTGGAGCTGCTTGAGGGAAAAGAAAAGTCAGACGAAATTGCACATAAAACTGTGTACCGGGAGAAAAATTAATGGCAACCTGGAATTCGAGAGGACTTCGCGGTTCTTTTTTGGAAGAACTTGTAAATATGACAAATGACAAATACCGCTCGCAGAAACTGGCACTTGTACAGAAGGTGCCAACGCCGATTAAACCGATTACGATAGACCAGACAACAAGACATATTACGCTTGCTTACTTTGAACAGAAAAGTACGGTGGATTACATCGGGGTTGTTCAGGGAATTCCGATATGTTTTGATGCGAAGGAATGTGCGACTGATCGGTTTCCGCTTGCGAATGTGCATGAACATCAGATTCGCTTTATGAAAGAGTTTGAGGAGCAGGACGGCATTGCATTTTTATTGATTTATTTCAAAGCAAAAGATACCTTTATGTATCTGCCGTATGCAAAGTTAGATAGATTTTGGAGACGGATGGAAGAGGGCGGAGCAAAGCATTTCAAATATGAAGAATTAGATCCTGCATATGAAATTTCGACCTATTCCGGAACATTTGTCCATTATTTAGAACAGATACAAATGGATTTAGAACAAAGAGACAGCCGCTAAGCAATTTTATCAGCAAAGCGGCTGTCCTCTTTTATTTCGCATTTAGGCTGCGATTATTTCATGCTCTCTTCCTGTTTCTTAATCATCTGACGAACCATCTCGCCACCTTTGAAAATTGAAATGTTCAAAAAGGCGAAAATGCGTTATTTTCGGTACATAGAGGATTTTTAACTTTCGCATAAATATCTATAAATAACTATATTTTTTAGGAAAATGGTGTATAAATGGTGTAAATAATTTAATACATTGTTTTACACTAAACAAAGTACGTGATTATAAGAAAAGAGCATTGTTTCCAATAATACATATGAATAAATTTTGAATGATTTCTGACGGTTCATCCGTCTTTTTTTGGTGTAAGTTTTAATTGTAAGGAGTGATTGATATGTTCAAAGACGAGATTCTTGAAATGATTTTTAGCGAAAATGAAATGCAGAAAATACCTATTGGAACGCAGGCTACAGCCGTTAGCGTGTTTGAAAATGTTATTGGTAAAATAAGAAAGGAGAATCCGGATGCAAAATTATCAGAACTTTTATCCGATGAATAATGGATATGTTCAAAATCCATACGCAGAAAGAATGAACTTTTTGCAAAATTGTCAGCAGAACTTACAACCGCCTATGCAGAACTCTCAAATGCAGGCAACATCACAACAGACAAGTTTTATTGGAAAAGTTGTTGATAGCATTGACGTTGTAAAAGCAACAGACATTCCGATGGATGGGAATATATATTATTTTCCAAAAGCAGACGGAACAGAAATATTTGGAAAACAATGGCTTGCAAATGGAAGAACTCATATTTTGACTTTTAAACCAGTTTTAGATACAGAGCCTAACAATCCGACACAGGACAACACAAAAAGTCAAATAGGCATATCAGAAGAAGCCACGGAAGTAATTATGAAAAGATTTGATGAGTTAGAAAACAAAATCTCTAACTTGGAATCGTCTTTGACTAAAACTTCGACTAAATCTTCGACTAGAAGCACTAAATCTTCGACTACGACTAAAAAGGAGAGTGATACAGATGCTTAATCCAATTAGTTTTATGAAAGCAATGAGAAATCCACAGAAATTTTTAGAAGAAATTACAAAAAACAATGAAGTTATGAGTAACCCTATGGCGAAAAATGCTATTGAGATGTATAGAAATGGAGATTCAAAAGGATTACAGGAATTTGCAGAAAACGTCTGCAAAGAAAAAGGAACTACACCGGATGAAATAAGAAAATCAATTATGCAAAGATGCAATTTACGTTAGTACATTTTGGGTTGTGCGCTTAAAACTAGTTTCCCATTTGTAAATAAAACAATGGAGGTAAACAAAATGTTTAACGGAAATTCACCTAGTCTTGCCGATATTGCGGCAGTGACAGGAAACAACAAAGACGGCTGGGGCGATGGAAACGGCTGGTGGGTCTTGATTATCTTGTTTGCTATTTTTGGCGGATGGGGTAATGGATTTGGCGGCGGTTACGGCAACGGCGGTGACAGAGCATCCGTTCCTTGTGCTACACAGGCAGATGTTAGAGCCGCAGTAGACCAGCAGACTCTCATTAGCAAACTCGACCAGCAGACATACGGACTGGCAGACAGTAACTATGCGCTGAACAACACAATCAACAGCAATTTCAGAACTCTTGATAACTCAATCTGTACGCTTGGTTTTCAGAACCAGCAGGGATTCAATGACGTATCTCATCAGATTTCCGACTGCTGCTGTGCAACAAGAGAAGCTATTCAGGGCGTTAATTACAACATTTCAACGCAGACAAACGCACTCCAGAACTCTATGTGCAACAATACAAGAGATATTATCGAAAATCAGAACGCAAACACAAGAAGCATCCTTGACTTCCTTGTAAACGACAAATTGTCTACTTTGCAGACTGAAAATCAGAACCTTAAATTGGCGGCTTCACAGTCAGAGCAGAACCAGTATCTTGTAAGCCAGTTGCGACCTACTGCCGTACCAGCTTACATCACTTGCTCACCTTACCAGTCCGCTTATGGAGTAGGTCTTAACAACGGTTGCGGTTGTTGCTAATATGCAGAAGAATCAAAACAGAATATCAGAAAAACTCGCCGAACTAGGCTGATTATTACTCTATGGGATAGGTCTATGGCTTATCCCATATTGATTTTTAGGAGGTAGATTATGAGTAATTGTAAAAACGTATGCAAACTTTGCAAGAAATTGATTATAAGTCAGGCAGTAAATTTTACTGCCGGTACTGGTCTTGTTATCCAAATCCCGGAAGGAAGTTATAACGATGGTTCAAAATATTGCATTGTTGTGGCACAGAGCATTCCGGCAGAAACAACAATCTCTGCTCCGGTATATATCCAGATTGGAACTGGTACGGTACTTTATCCACTGACAAAATGTGATTGTACGCAGGCAACGGCTTGTAGTATCAGAACAAGAACAAAATACAGTACAAGAGTTGAAACCACGTCAAATAGCGGGGTTTTCAAATTGCTTGGAAGAATTGCTTGCGCCCCAGACAACAGATTAAATGCAATAAACGGTGACGGAACTATTGTTACAACCGGTGGAGGTGATTGAGATGGATATTAAAAGAATGCATTGTATGATTGAAAAACTTTCCGAATGTGCCAAAAGCGAAATGGAATCTGGAATCGAAAATGTTGATACTTGCGAAATGGGAAAAGTAGTAGACATGATGAAAGATTTGTCGGAAGCAATGTACTACAGAACCTTGACAAAGGCAATGGATGAATCAAACTTGGAGGAAACGCTTGAAATGTTTGAGCGTTACGGAGACGGAAGAAGATTTTATGACAAATACCGATACGCTGACGGAAGATTTGCTCCGAAAGGACGTGGAACGTACCGTAGAGGATATGACGAACCATACTACCATATGACACCGGAAATGTACCGGGAACATGACCCGGAATGGTACAGAGATATGGATAAAAACAGAGACGGTCTCATGTATTACACTGATACCGGGATGGATAAAAACATGAAGATGAGAGATTCCAGAGAGGGCAGAAGCGGAATGAGCCGTATGTCGTACATGGAATCAAAAGAAATGCACAAAGCAGACACACCAGCGGATAAGCAGTACAAAATGAAAGAGTTAGAAAAGTACATGGGTGAATTATCAAAAGACATTACGGAAATGATTGCGGATAGTTCGCAGGAAGAAAAAAATTTACTTAAAACCAAAATGCAAACATTGTTGCAGAAGTTTTAACAAAAACAAATTAAGGGGGCGTAATTGCCCCTTTTTGATTGGAGTGGTTAAATTGTATACTATGAATGGTTTTGTTTGGAATATAGTAACAGTATCACCGTATAGCAATATGCTACAAAGAAGTGACGGAAGTTATACTTGCGGAATGTGCGATAGAAATAATCAAACAATTTATATATCAAATATTTTGCGTGGCGGTTTTTTACGCAAAGTTTTGCTACATGAGATATGCCATAGCGCAATGTTTTCATACGGAATTGATATGACTTTGGAGCAGGAAGAAATGTTTTGCGACTTTTTGGCAACATACGCAGATGAAATAATTAGCATAACAAACAATGTATTCCAAACATTAAGAACTGCATTATAGACAAATATAGTCAAATATGATAATATACAATCAAAAATAAAAGAGGAGGGATTGCTCATGGCTTTGATTAAATGTCCGGAGTGTGGGAAAGAAATAAGTGATAATGCAAACAAATGTCCAAATTGTGGAAATCCCATGTATGTAAAAAAGAAACATTCTCCACTTGGAATAGTCAGTGCAGTAATGTGCGGAATATCAATATTATTTCCAACACCTGGATATTCTACGATACTTGCCGTTCTTGCTATGTTATTGGCGATAATTGATTTAGTAAGGCAGGGGAAGAACAAATACATTATTGATGATTGGGTTGTTATTGTGATTGGTTTGCTAAATATTTTTGTTTTTAGGTTTTTGATAAAATAGAATAGGGGGATTCGGAAATGTCATTGATAAAATGTCCGGAGTGTAAATGCCAGGTAAGTGATACGGCAGATAGTTGTCCGCATTGTGGTTATATAATCTGCAAATCAAAGGAATTGAAGAATTCGTTCATTGCAAATATGTTAGCAGCAGTAACCAATGTTATTAGTTTAGTTGGAATATTGGTCGAAGAATATTATCTATTGGCACTTATTCCGCTTGCCTGGACGCTTGGTTTCAAATGCTATAGCTCATTTAGAGCAAACGAGGGATATGATGTTCAATATTATAAGAATCTTACGAAAGATAACTTAATTGCTTTTCTTATTATCCTTTGTTTTTCTGTGTTTTGGTATATAATGAAGAGCGGTATTTTATTTAGTTAGTATAGAGAAAGGTTGTAATTCATATGTGGAAAAGACTTTTGATAGTTATTTTGATTTGCGTTATATTCTTAGCAGTTTTTTATTTTGGCAGGTCATGCGTGATTGTGTATGATACTGGAGATAATATGCAGAGAGTAAATGAAATGCTTGATAACTAGATTTATTGGATAGAGACAGTATAATTTTATATTGTCTCTATTTTTTTTGCATTTAGGGGTTGACTTTTTGGTGTGATATAAATATAATAAAGGTGTGATTAAAATTAGAAAGGGGTGAAAAAAATAAGCACAGTAGGAAGACCCAAGGTGAATGACCCAAAAACTAAACGGTTTAGTGTATGCCTTGATAGTGAAACTGAACGAAAGTTAAAAAAATACTGCGAGGAACACAAGATAACCAAAGGTGAAGCAATGCGACAAGGGATACATTTGCTTTTACAAAAAAAGTAGCGGTTTGAAAGTTTTGACAGACCTAAACCGCTACAATGACACACCAAACAAGAGATATGTCTATTTATATTTATAGCATACCTCTTACAGAAAATCAAACATTTTAAGAAGAAAAGAGGTATTCAATATGGAAGCATTTGCAAAAATGATTTATGGGCAGTGGAGAGAAAACAACCTTGATAGAGATTTATATTTTAAAAAGGGAGATGAACTTAACGAAGAGATTGACAAAATACTTAGTGTTAATTTAAGTTCCAAAATTTATGAGACATTTTGTGACAGTTGTGCAGAGGTGGAAGAAAATGCGTTTATTTCTGGATTTTCTTATGCTTGTAAATGCCTTTCGGCAGGAAAGATTGATTTGAAAGTGGGTGATTAAATGGAAATAAAAGACTATTTGCCTAAAAGAATCCGAGATAGAGTCGTGAGAGTAGATGTTGATGTCGATTTTAATTACGACAAAAATCGAAGCGTTCAACATTATTTTGTAACACTTGATGATGGAACGGAATTTGACGCTACTACAATAAAAGAGTTGAAAAAAATTGCAAAAAGAATAGAATCAAAATCGAAGTAAAGATTAGAAGAGGTGATATAAATGAATAACAAAGCAATTTGTAGAAAAACAGATGAACATTTTACCAAGGGTAAGGAATATGAATGCACATCAGCATATGCAAAATATGAAAGTGCAGTTGTAGATATTATTGACAACAATGAAGAATTTGTCACAGTTGAAATAAATGATAAAGATTTTCAGTTTATTTTCAACTAAGAAAGAATGATTTACTTGGAAGATTGAAAGAGGTGATATAAAATGAAAATTCCATATAGCGATAAGACAAACGAAGAATTATCACTGATTTATAAAGATTATGTTGTTTCAAAAAATGAAGGAATAAGATGTGAAAGTTTTGTTCCTTATGCAAAAGAAATCAAAGAAAATATAGGTGGAGACTTTACTTTAGCTGAAGCAATTAGACTGGCAAAGTTAGATTTTTTTGAAGAAATATGTAATAGATTTTTATAAGTAAATGACGATTTCTTTGCAGGAATTAGTTGCAAGGAAGAAAAATAAGAAATAAATAATAAGCAGGAGCCTAAATTATGGAAAAGGCTCCTACTTTTTTGTCTAATTGGCAACCGGGGGGAGAAATAAATGGTTGCCGTATTATATTGGTTTTAGACCTTTAAAGTGTACCATACAATCAGATGATACACAAATGGTTTTTCAATGCGTTCTCAACACGTTTTTCACTGATACTGATATATCTTTGCGTTGTCGAACTGGATGAGTGCTGTAGCAGGTGACGCACCAGTTCAATATCATAATCGTTATTTAGATACATTTCCGTAGCATAGAATTTCCGGAAACTGTGAGTTGATATTCCGTCAATTCCAAAGAAATCTGCTACGATTTTCAATTGTTTCTGTACGGCTCTTTCGCTGATTGGAAAGATTCTTGTGGTTGGTGCAATGCCGTTATCCTCTGTGTACTGCTTTAAGAATTGGAATAATTCAGTTGGAACCGTGAAATTTCTTCCCTTGCCGGTTTTCTGCTCGATAATATCCAGATGATAGCGGCCGCTCTCGTATACCACGTCTGAAAGCGTAAGGTGCAGTATATCAGAGATTCTAACTCCTATGTTGGCTTGCACTACCAACAATGTAGCAAGCCGTTTGTTTGGTTTGAATACGTGTTCTCCGTAATTGAAGCCTTTGCGGATTGCGGTTATGATTTCTTTGTAGGTTTCCTTGTCTAATGCTTTTGTTTTTTTGTTCATGCTGAACACTCCTTTCTTTTTACACCCGGTAAGCAAAATATTTTGATACCCCCCTACCTTTCAAATTTTCAAGGTTGGAGAGAGATTTTTTGCGATTTCGGAATTTTCGCCCGATAATGCAAATTTTTTGATACCCCCGGGGGTTACTTATTTTTATAGTTGCAGGGTGAATTTTTTCAAATTGATTTATATTAACAGTTTTTGCACTGTTTTTTACTTTACTGATTTTAGATACACTAAATAAAGGCTTGCCCTTGTGAGACGTTCCAAGGCTCCTATTTTGCCTTTTTATCTCGTGAGCCTATAAACTTGCTATAGATATATAAAATCAGTATACGGCGAATATATAGCGTTGTCAAGGTACTATGTTTTTACATCCAAACCAAACCGGAACAAATCCGGCAGGGTAAAAACATCCTTTTGTTTTTTTTGTATCGCAAACACGCCGCCGGAGATTTGCAAAAAGCAAAACGGCAGCAGGGCGCACGCCCACCAAAGCAGGCAAAGCGCACGACAAAAAGCCGGAACGCATCCGGCTAATTGTTATAATAAATGTAAATTGACGAATAAAACCCGCGCGGCTCAACCTTTATCCCGGCATAGTGTCTTGACACGTGACGCCGGATTTCTGCCAACTTTGCGAATTGTTCCGCCGTTGGCGTTTGTCCTTGGTATGGCGTTGATACCTCCAACGCTTCACCATCTCCAAAAAGTTTGATTTTTTCCGGATTATAACCGGATTTCTCGAGCCATTTTAGCAGTGATTTAATCATGCCACCGCCTCCAATCTTTTTTTATTTTGTCAAAATGCAAGAAAAGAAACCGCCGGAAAAAACCGGCGTAGCTTCTTTTTTGTCTAATTCAAGCACTCATCAATTTTTTTCGCAAGATGTGGAAAAGCTTCTTGTATTTCTTGCACTGTGTCGGCGTAGTAATCGCCAACTGATTTTCCGAAAATTCTAATATTTCCGGTGTAAAAAGCGCCTAAATCGTTAAAATAAATGTCTAAACTCGTAGCTTGTTCTTTTTTGTCACTGTACCACATATCAATTTTTATCATAATATAACCACCTTCCTATTTTTTATTTTTATCCCTCAAAAGGGAAAAGCAAGCCGGGGAATCGAACCCCGGTAAATCCTAGCTTGCTAATTTTGATTATTTGGCTTTCTCCGCATGCTTTGCGAGCTCTCTATAAAGCAGCTTGCACGCTGTTATTTCTGCCTTATCCTCTGTATATTTTTCTTTTTCCTCTTCCGTCTCGTCTAAAATATCAGCGAGCCAATCAATGGCAGAGCCTAGAAAAATATCATCAGAAACAGGAAATGCGGTTGGTAGTCCGCTCATCCAATCAATAAATAAATTCTGCCTGCTGATTCTTCCCGCAATATACCGGTTGTCATATTTGCATTTTTCAATTTCAAAAGCTGTCAAAATGTCTTTGCAAATTTCGTTATATTCGGTTTTTGCCGTTTTCCCGTCATATGAAAAACATTCCTCGGCTGCTTCATAACTTTCAATTATTTTGTTTTCGATTGCTTTCATAACCTCTTTACTATTTGTCTTTTTCATAATTCTTTACCTTTTCGGGAATCTATGATATAATTCCCTTACCTTTCTTTTTTGATTGGTGGCGGTTCGTTCTTGGTAGGGGCGACCGCCTTTTTTTATTTGATATACATATAATAGCAAATATAAGGCACAAAAACAATATACAAAATACACAAATATAAGGCACAAAAATTGTGCAATATGTATAAGGCACAAAACAATAAAATATATTGACATATAAGGCACATTATTATATAATAGAAGTAATTAAAAAAAAGGAGGTTTTACACATGGAAGAAAAAAAGACAACGGAATCCCTAAGAAAAGCAGTAAAAAAATATGATAGCAAGTTTGAACGCATAAATTGCCGCTTTGCAATAGGGACAAAAGAAAGGATAAAGGCGCTAAACTATAGTAGTTGCAATGATTTTATAAAGTTAGCTGTTGCGGAAAAGTTAGAAAGGGAAGAAAAAATTTTGAAATAAGGCACAAAAAAACACTTGACATATAAGGCACATTATTATATAATAGAGTTATCAAATAAAGAAAGGCACGGCGCAGCCGTGAAATGGTGGAAAATATGTTAGATATGATTAGATTACTTCATGGAGAGTGTAGAGTAACAAACGAGGAACTAAAGAAATTCAAAAAGGGCGATACCATTTGGGGCAACGATACCGACCCGGAAGAATTGAAAAGATGGACAATTGAAGAGAAAGAGGAAGCAGAAGAAGAGATTGCTAAATTCTGTTGTAAATCCGTTAGGTATAACGAATATTTAACGGATATTGAAGAGTACGCTCTTGAATATTTCGAGGCAGACGAAAACGGCGAATTTGTTGAGGGTTCCGACTTTGACCTTGCACCAATGAAATATATGGTTAATTATAATACTGGTGCAGGCAATGAGGAGGCTTATTCGATTGAGGAAGCTAAAAATAAAGCCGAATCTGGTATTTGCTATACGCAAGAACCAATTGACATATTTGACAGGGAGAAAGAAGAAGTCGTTTCAACGCTCCCATGGTACGGAGTCAAGCCGGGGGATGATGACGAACCGCTTGAAGAGATTGGCGGCGGCTTTTACGGTCAATGGGTGGATTTATAAACAGATTCCAGAAGAAAAGGGCGGCTTTTTAGTCGTCTTTTTTTGTGCGTTTTTTGTTATTGTTTTGTTATCGACTTGTAATCATGTTGTATATAATTCTGGTACCAGTTTGTTATCAATCTGTTATCGTTTTGTTTCCAAAATGTAACATAGATAAGATTAGGTTAGATAAGGTTAGAGAAGATAAGTATATATATAGTCGGGCAGATTCCCCGACGCCGTACCCGGATTTATAAAAGACGGCTCGAACTCGACAAATAAATATTATAAATTTATTATTGACAATAACTTGTGTATCGTGTATAGTAAGGGCAGATATTAAAATACTGCTCTGGAAACAGTAGCACACAGTCGGAAGCATACATAAACGCTGACGCAAGAGGATAATTTTTTATTTTTCTTGTGTTGGCGTTTTTTTTATTTTTGAATGTTTGGAGGTGATGTTGTGAAAGGTAATACAGTTAAAAGCGAGATAGGTATTGAGATATACCAGAACGATATATATAGGCTGGTAGATGAGTACATAGACACTGAATTAGATGGAGATACAGAAAGTGTAGCTGATAACTTTGTATCTATGATTTTTTATATCGCTGATAATATTCAAAAGCCTAGTCATGATGATATAGAATTATTAGATAATTTATTTGATGTTTATGTTCGTATATGTGCAAAGTATAAAGTGCTACCAACCCTAGAGGTATTTAGCTTTTTAACTGGTATACACAGAACAACCTTTACTGATTGGGCTAATGGATTGTATAGAGTTAGTAGCGCGCATGGCATCACAGTGAAAAAATGGTTCAACATTTGTAAATCTTTCACGCTCAACCGGTTACATAACCAAGCCGGCACAAACTCCAATTTGATTTTTATTGCAAAGGCGGCTTATGGGATGGCTGAAACTGCTCCAGTGCAGGTCGGCAATCAAAACAGCCAAGCATTAGCAGACAGCGAGCTTCCAAAGTTGACAAATCCGGAACAAGAAGTCATTGAAATCGAACAAAAAGACGGATAAACAACGGAAAAGCGTAAAAGTTCGTATAATCGTAGTTATACGAACCGAGTAAAACAGAGGACTAGCAGCCTACCCCCCTACCCCTCTATTGTGGGATTAAAAAACCGCCTACTAAGTCCCCCATACTCCCGAAAAAATAAAAAAGGGGTTTTTGAGAATGGAAAATGAATTGTTGAAAACAGAATACTCAAAAGCGTTTGACGATAAGCGGAAAGCGTTGATATGTCAGAGCTATTACAAATACGGCAAGGCAAGTAGAAATTTCGCAACCGGAAATGTGGATGCGATTGGAAGTCTTAAAAAGTGTCTTGCGAAGTTTGAAGAAACTGGGAACACAGAATACCTTTGCGATGTAGCAAATTACGCAATGTTCCGTTTCATGTTTCCGCAGAATGGAGAGTATTTCAAGAATACGGATTCGGATGGTTCGGCAGGAATTGTTGGAATGAGTGTAAAAGAAATGGAGGACTTCAAGGATGGACGATAACGAAAAACTGTGTTGTGGAAATTGTAAATATGCTGCATATAGCCGTGAGAATGGTTATGTGTGCGAGAATATGGACAGTTACTATTTAGCTGATTATGTCGAATACGACCACAGATGCGAAGAGTGGAGGAGCCGTGATGATTAGTTTTTTGATTCGATACATTGCTGTGGTTTATTTTGGATTCATGGTGGTAGTTTCGTTTTTGAACATAGTGTTAGGCGAAAAACCACGTGAGAGAATAATATCAATAATCAATTTTTGTGCGTCCATTGTGGCGATATATTTTATAACTCATTAAGAGTTTTACCATATCCCTTGAACTCTTAAACGTGATAAGGAGTGTGAATCACAAAGAGGGGCAATGTATATCCGTTCTAGCCGAGAGCGAATCGGAATACAACACCGGCAATTCGGTGTATATGGTTTGTTCATGTTTTGCTTTGACATGAACCTTCTTTCGTCCACTAGCGGAAAGCTGATTAAAGGACCGTCACAAGGTCCGGTGGGGTTTATGGTTTCGTTGCGATAGTTCCCAGTGTCCAAAGTAGCCGGACGCAAAAGAATCGCAACAGTGCGGATTAAAACACAGATGCATGTATGCCAATCCGTACTTACGGCGATAGCATAATGGATAATGCGTTGTGTAGAATCCCACTATACACAAAGAATCGTGGTTCAAATCCACGGTTGCCGATTAGGTGTAATTTTCTAATGGAAATATCCAGAGGTAAGAATTGTTCCAAATTTGCAAATAAGGAATGTAGGCCTTATTGGATTGCAATACACCTATTTGCTGATACAACCCTAACTAGGTAGGGGAGCAGAGAAAGAAAGGCAGTAATAAATAGAATGGCGAAAATAGAAAATATTAAGGTTTTTGGAATTGAAGATAGTTTTAGAGCAAGTAAATATCCGTTTGCGGTAGATATAAATGCTGTGAATGACGAATTTACCGATAGAATTGATAATCTTGGAAGATGTGACATAGGCACAGGGCATGACAATTTCCTTAACGGAGTGATTGTTCAGTTTGATTTGACATTCAGCAATAAGGCGTGGGTGGAATTGCAAAGATACCACTTTATAGACTTTGTATCGAGCCAGTCAACAATGCACTGTATTAGCAAAATGGATATTAAGTGTATGTGCAACGGTTATGTGTCTGATGCAGTTATCGCAGAAGTCGAGAAATTAAAGGAAGTTTACTTGAAAACGAAAGACAGCGAAGATTATTTGAGACTGTTATACAATATTCCATCTGGATTTGAGTTGACTGCGAGGATGACAACAAATTATCGCCAGTTAAAAACGATTTACAAGCAGAGAAGAAATCACAGACTACCAGATTGGCATATATTTTGTGATTTTATTGAAAAATTACCACATAGCGAGTTGATAACTGGAAAGGATGATTAGGCATGTGTGAATTTTGCAAAAAAATAGCAATGAATGGTTACGAATACATGAAAAATAGATATGATGGTGGGGATTTTATTTGCAGAGATGTAAAAGATGGCTTTGGACTATTTATTGATACAGGAGACAGTGGTTGTCCTGGATATATAAAAATCAATTATTGCCCTAAGTGTGGTAGAAAGTTGGTGGATTGATGATTACACAGAAAGATGTTCACAATCACATCGTTAATAATGCCGATGATTGGCAGAAACGATACTTGTCTATGCAATGCGGAAACGATGTTGAAAAAATCAAAGAAGTTGAAAAATGTATGGCTAATGTTGTAAACCGGGTTGTCAATACATTAAAAAATAGCGGTGTTGATTATTTAAACAAGATTGTTTGAGGTGGATTATGAAACATCAAAAAGAATGGTATACTTGCGACAGGTGTGGGAAAGAGATAAAAGTAGGTCTGTTGTGTATGAAATCAATCACACAAAATGGCATATTAAATATTACCTACGATTTATGTAATAAGTGTATGGAAGATTTTGAGAGGTTTATGGAAAATGAGTGATGTAAGATTGGTTGGTAAGATTGATTCAAGGAAATTGGTTCCTTGTTTCAACGAAAATAATAGAATACCTGCAAATATGATTTCGGAAAGTAATACGATTTTGAGTTTGGGTGTAAAAGCATTAAGAGAATTTCATGATTGTGGTATAGAAAATCTTGTTTTTCCTAGTGAAGAAATCACAAAAAGTGTATTGAAGAGGTGATGGATAATTATGCGTTTTATGTTTAGACGAAGAAGAAAACGAAAATTAAAACAAGTAACATTAAAAGACTTAAAGAAAGATTTTGATAAAAACGGAGAATACAGATATGTTATTGTTACGATGGACACAAAAAAGCCATATGCAATTGACAAAACATACAAAGACGCAATAGAAACGGCAAAATGCGGTTGCAAATATGATTATTATTACCGCCCTTTATACGTTGTAGATTTGCTTTATTGGAAAGGATAGTGAAAATGAAAATGCTATTTAGATTTATAAAAAACATAAAGTCTTTTTGGAAATTCTACAAGGATTATGAGTACAACGGAGAAGATTGCGAATTTATAATTGAGAATTATCAAGAGGTTTTGTGTAGCAGAACAAAGACAATGAGTAAGCCTACATATCGTGCATCGGCTGTAATAGCGGAAATAGATAAATGGTATAAAGAATCTTGGAAATCCGTATATGGATGCGAGCCGATCGAAAAAGAAAAAATCAAGATAATATCTGACGGAGAAACCGCAAAGCTATTTATTGATGGTAAAAAAGTGCCGGGTAAAGATGTTGAATTACATTTCAGTGGCCATGCAGGAAAAGAACCAATGATTGTAATTGATGCAAATTGGATAAAAACAGATGAAAACAATGTACCAATGTTAAATGAGAAAAAGACGGAAGTTTTAACAGAAGGTATTAAGATAAATTGTTAGGAGTGTGTCATTATGAAAATAACAGAAATGAATAATTGCATTGAAAAAATGAGAGAGTGTTACAGTTTTGATGATGATAAAACGGAAATATGGCTTGGAGAAGATGTGCGTAGTTCATGTAATAGATATATTTCTGTTTGTACAAAAGATGAAAATGGAACACAAATTGAAATGACAAGGCGTGCAGATGAATTAGTTGAAAAGTAATTTCCGATTATCGGAGGAAAGGATAGTGAAGTAAAAATGAAAAAGATACCTACGTTGTTTGAAAGAAAATATATAAGCAATTGCGTTGTAGAAACACTTCCGATTGTAACAAAAGGTATGGAATGGGTTTTGAATGGAGATGGAGTCGCAACGGTAAAATTTGATGGTTCATGTTGCGCGATTATCAACGGAGAATTTTACAAGAGATATGACGCAAAGAACGGTAAACCAGTTCCAAAAGGAGCTATTAAATGTCAGGAAAAGGCAGACCCAATTACAGGGCATTTTCCATGTTGGGTAAAAGTTGATGATAAGAAACCGGAGGATAAGTGGTTTATAAAAGCATATGATACTGCAATGCAGTGTTGTTTAAGTCCTTTAACTGATGGAACGTATGAAGCGGTTGGAAAGCATTTTAATGGAAACCCGTACAATAAAGATTATGATGACCTTGTTCCGCATGGAAGAATCATTGTTGAAGTAGAACGAACCTTTGATGGAATTAAAAAATATCTATCCGAACATTACATAGAGGGTTTGGTATTTTGGAAAGACGGTATTCCTCAATGCAAAATTAAAAGGTCGGATTTTGGATTTGAGTGGAACAGTAAATAATTAAATTGCCGGCTAACAAACGGAGTTAGTCGCTAACCTAGAAAAATTATAGGCAGGATGCCTATTATAGCATCTCTGCTTGTGTGGAGGTGCTTTTTTAATGCATACAATTGAAGATGAGAAAAATATAAAAGAATACGAAAAATACATATTACGGAATGGAATAGACCGTAGTGTAATAGATGCATATTGCGAAGCAAGTAAAATTATACTTTGCGGAAGAAAAGACCGTGAATATGGATTGGAAGTTTCTACAAGAGCAAAAGAACTGATTTTTGAGTATATAAAATCAATTACAAATGGTGCTGATTTTAATTGGCTTGAAACGCAATCTCAAAAAAACAAGCAGTCGTATGATATTTTAGATAAATATTACGATTTACTGCTTTATGAAGCACCTTACATTCTTGATAGTTACATTCTTTACATAGAAAAAAACAGACCTAAGAAAGAAAGATTTTACGAGCCTAGAAGAAAAACCCTTAAACAAGTTGCCGATAAGTTGCAGGAACTTGAAGATGGAAAACTTGACGAATTGTTTATTCACATGCCGCCAAGGGTTGGTAAAAGTCAGATAATAACGCTTGCTATGTCATGGCATTGTGCAAAAGACGCAGAAAAAAGCAATTTGTATGTGACATACAAAGAGGGATTAGGCGGAGCATTTTTAACTGGTGTCATGGAAATCTGGACAGACCCAACATATTGTTTTTCCGATGTATTTCCAAAAGTAAAAGTTGCTGATACGGATTCAAAAAATCATAAAGTAGACCTTGTGAGAAAAAAGAAGTACAAAACACTTTCTGGAAAAGGATTGGAAAGTGGACTTAATGGAGAATATGACGCTTACGGATGGATGGTATTGGATGATATTCTTGAAGGTATTCAAGATGTGCTTAACCCGGACACACTCAAACGAAAGCAGATTATCTTTGACAATAATGTAATGTCACGTAAAAAGGAACAGTGCAAACTAATCCATAATGGTACAATTTGGAGTTTGCACGACCTTTATAGTGATAGATTGGATTTCTTACAGAATAACCCAGAAGCAAAAAATATCAGATATGAAATTTTGAAGATACCGGCTTTGGATGAAAACGATGAAAGCAACTTTGATTATGATTATGGTGTTGGATATACAACGCAATACTATCGGACGTTAAGAGCAAAGTTTGAAGAAAACGACGATATGGCATCTTGGTACGCACAGTATCAGCAGGAACCAATTGAAAGAGACGGTGCAGTTTTTAATCCAGAACACATGAGATTTTACAATGGTGTATTGCCGGAAGAAGAACCTTACAGAATATGTGCTGCTTGTGACGTTGCTTTAGGCGGGGAAGATTTCCTCGCATTTGCGGTAGCTTATATGTGCGAGGATGGTTCAATTTACATTGACGATGTTGTTTTCGACAACAGTGAAAAGAAAATAACAAAACCTAAAGTTGCAAACATGATTATTGATAATGACGTTGGAAGTGCATTTTTTGAAGCAAACCAAGGTGGAGAGGGATATAAGGATGAAATCGAAGAATTACTAAAGAAAAAAGGACGAAAAATAAATCTACGTTCTGAATATGCACCTACAAACATGAGAAAAGCGCAAAGGATATGGGATAAGGCTGGAAGTATTAGAGAGTTTTATTTTCGTGATGTTGGATGTAGAAGTCAGGAATACAGAAAATTTATGACAAATTTGTATAGTTTTACGGTTACTGGAAAAAACAAACATGAGGATGCGGCGGATTGCCTTGCGTCTTTAGCATACTTCATTGAGGGAAATTGGAGTATGGCAAAAATAGAAGTTCCAAAAAACCCATTTAGAGGAGGTTATAGAAATTATGGATACTAAAACATATTTACAGCAAATTAGTAGACTTGACCGAATGATAAACAATAAGTTATCTGAAATACAGCAATTTAGAGAACTGGCACGAAGTGTTTCTGCTGTAAAAAATGAAGAAAGAGTAAAGACAAGTCCTAACTTTGACAAAATGGGTTCTACCTATTGCAAAATTGAAAAGATGGAAAAGGAATTGGATGATTTAATCGACACCTATGTAGATAAAAAGAATCTTATTGTTTCGCAAATTGATGGAATTGACAACGAAACTTATTATCATATTTTGTTTGCTCGGTATGTTGAAAAAAAGACATTTGAGAAAATTGCAGATGAAATGACGTATTCATGGAGACAAACAATCAGAATACACGGAAGAGCATTGCAGGAATTTGAAAAGTTATATGGAAAAACATACAAAGATTGATAATATGTCATAGTATGTCATATCGCAATTATTATATAATATAAAATGAAGAAATCAAAATAAAACACTGCCAAAAAAAGGCGGTGTTTTTTTATTGCAAGAAACGAGGTTTTTATGACGGAACCAAAAACGATATATTGTCCAAGATGCGGAAGAAAAGTAGCCGTATGGGATGGACGTTCCAGTATGAATATTTCTGTGAATTGTAAAAAATGCAGAAAAAGAGTTGTTTACCATGTAGATACCGGAACTACAGAGTTGAAAAAAATAGTACAAAGGACAACATCGAGTGGAATGACGTTTTGTTAGTGAGGTGCTTTAATGTTTAAGTATTATGGAAAAAACATAAGACCGTTTACGGCAGTAAATCAATGCAATTTTGGAAGAAAAGTAATTTCTACAAATAAATCCAAAATTACAAAATTAAATATTGTCGAAGAATTAAGCAAGGCACTTTCGATTCACAAGCAGAATGCAAAAGAAATCAATTACCTTGATAGATATTACAGAGGAGACCAGCCTATTTTATACCGTAAAAAGGTAAATAGACCGGAAGTAAACAACAAACTTGTTTTAAATCTTGCTTATGAACTTGTTGAGCGTAAGACTGCTGAAATATGTGCAGAGCCTATTCAATATGTGTTACGTGGAACAGACGATAAGAAATCAGAAGAGATTACGGAACTGAATGTTACGATGGATTCTGAAAGCAAGCAAGAAGTAGATATTGATATTTGCCGTTGGAGAAGTATTTGTGGTACAGCTTATAGATTTGTTGGAAATGACAACGGAAACGGAGATTTGCTTGACGAAAGCGACTTTGCTTTGTTTTCGGAAGACCCACGCTATACATTTGTTGTTTATTATTCAAATAGAAAACCCGCATTTTCTTGTCAAATTAGAGAAGATGAAAACAATAATTCAATATATTTTTGCTATACGGAAAGAGAGTATTTTGAAATCGTAGATGGGAAAATTAAAAGTAGTGGGTTGAACGGAAATAACGCTATTCCGGTTGTGGAATATCCAAACAATGCAAGAAGATTATCGGATATTGAAATTACAATTCCTATTACGGATTCAATCAATACATTATCTTCTGACCGGGTAAACGGCATTGAACAGTTTGTTTCTGCATGGATTAAATTTGTGAATTGCGAGATTGACAATGAAACATTTTCACAGATGAGATTAGAGGGTGCTTTAGTTGTTAAATCAAACAATGGCGAAAATAAAGCCGACGTTGATGTAATGACAAATGAACTGAATCAAACAGAAAGTCAAGTTGTTTTTGATGATTTGTTTGAAAGGTTTTTGAGTATTCAAGGATTGGCTAATCGTTCCAACAACAATGCCGGAGGTGATACTGGAAATGCAGTAAACCTACGAAACGGACATTATGATGCAGGACTAAGAACGGCAATCAACGAACCGATACTAAAAAAATCGGAAAGAATGTCTCTTAGAATTATACTGAATCGTTTGCGTATAAAGCGAAATTTTACGCTTATGCCAAGCGACATTGAAATACATATCAACCATAATAAGATAGATAATCTGCTTACAAAATCAGAAGCACTTAAGATGTTACTTGAAGCAGGGGTTGATTATAAGAGAGCAATAAAAACAGTTGACTTGTTTAGTGACAGTGAAGCCGTTGCTCTTGAATCAAAAGAAAGAATGGAATATCTATATCCGACAAGCAAAGATGTAGAACCAAACAATAATCCAGTAAATAAAGAGGTAGTCGAATAGACTATCTCTTTTATTTTATAAAAATTTGCAGTTGTGCGTAAAACAACAGAACAATTCAAGCGGAGCAAACCGTGTTAAAAAACGTGAATTGATGGAGGTAATTATGACTAGAGAACAGGCAAAACAGAAACTTATTTCTTTTGGAGTGGCAGAGCCGACGGATGAGCAGATTTTAGATTTGCTTAATTCAATTAACGCTGAAACAAAGAAAGAAAAAGACAGGGCAGATGGATACAAGGAAAAAGCTAATAAGGCTGACGAATTGCAGACACAGCTTGACGAGCTTAACAGCCAGAACATGACAGAGCTTGAAAAAGCAACAACGGCACTTGAAACAGCAAACCAAAAAATTGCAGAACTTGAAAAGAAAGATACAGTTCGCACACAGAGAGCAAATGCAATGGAAAAGTTTGGATTAACAGCAGAGCAGGCAAGCAAAGTTGTTACAGATGATGGCGCTACAGATTATGAGGTTCTCGGTCAGATTTTTGCCGACAGTAAAAAAACGGCTATTGCTGAATATGAGAAGCAGAAACTTGATGATACACCTAATCCTGGTGGTTCTACAGGTGGAAGTGGAGAAGAAAAAACAAACGCTGAAAAACTTGTAGAGAAGTATTACAGCGGTCAGAAACAGAATAATGACGTTTTATCACATTATGTAGGAGGTAATTAAAATGATGCAGTTTGAACAGACAGCATACGAGGGAGATGTAAACATCCTTAAGAGAAAACCGTTTGAAGGTATTCCTATGACACTTGATTTTACAAGTGTAACAGACAAATTAGCGAATGGAAAAAAGGTTGTTAAGGCTGGAACACCTATCGGAAAGACAGGAGTTGCAGACAACACAGCAACAGTAGTTGGTATTTTGCTTCATGATGTAACCGAAGATAGACCACAGGGTACATTGCTTAAGAAGGCTTATATTGACGAAACAACAGCCAAAAATCATTCGAGTGTAACCATTGACGCAGCAGTTAAGACAGCACTGCCAATGATTGTATTTGAGTAATTAACAGGAGGTAAAAAGAATGTTAGTAAATGAAGTAGTAGATACAAAAGCCATTGCGCTTGCAGCTACAAACGATGCAAGCAATGATATTCCTTATCTTGGATTACAGTGGTTTCCGGAAAGAAAGAAATCTGGACTTGATTTAAAGTGGATTAAAACACACAAAGGACTTCCGGTTTCGTTAAAGCCGTCAAACTTTGATGCATTGCCTACCATTCGAGCAAGAGAGGGATTAAAAACAGAAAAGACACAGATGGCATTTTTCCGTGAACAGATGGTTATTACAGAGGAAGATGCACAGGAAATCGACAGAATTAAGGATGAAAACGACCCGTATTTACAGGGAGCATTACAAAGTATCTATGATGATACCACAACACTTGTAAGAGGTGCAGAGGTTGTTCCGGAAAGAATGAGAATGGCTCTCCTTGCCACAGCAAAAGGACACCCAACAATCGGAATTGAATCTGATGGCGTTAAGTATGAGTATGATTACGACCCTAACGGAGAATATACCGCTAAGCATTACTTAAAGTTGCAGGACACAGCAATGTGGAGCGACACAGTAAATTCAAAGCCGCTTACCGACCTTAATAATGCAAGAAAAGCACTTGCAAAACTTGGTAAGGTTGTAACATATGTTCTTATGAACTCTAACACATTTAATTATCTGTTAGAGAACAAGCAGGTTAAAAATGCAATTCTTGCACAGAACCTTACAGCAAATATTGAACTTACAGACGATAATGTAATTTCAATCGTTAAGTCAAGAACAAAACTTACCATTGTTCTTTATGACAAAATGTACATCGGTGATGATGGCAAGGAAGCATATTTTTATCCAGATGATAAGGTTACATTACTTCCGGCCGGTGCTCTTGGCGGCACTTGGTTTGGTACTACACCGGAAGAGAGAACAGCTTCACAGGTGGCTGATGTAGACGTATCTATGTACGGAGTAGGAATTGCAGTAGCAAAGAAAGTTGAGTACGGTCCACCAGCTATTACATCTGTAACCGCTTCCGAGATTGTGCTTCCATCTTATGAAAATATGGATTCAACATTTGTAATTGAGGTTCATTCACAAGAGTAGGAGGTATTAAGCATGATATATCCCTATATCGTAAATAAGAATGGTATTTGGTATGAAGCAGGAGAAGATGTTCCAGAAAATAATTCAAAAGAGGTGGAGAAATCCACCTCTAGTTTTTCTGAAAATACAAATCTGTCTGCTGAGAAATCTTATACCAAAACAGAAATCAATCGTATGTCTACCGCTGATTTACAAAAACTTGCTAACGAGCAGGGATTTGATAAAGCGGAAGAAATTAGCGGCGCAGATTTAAAGAAAATGTTGATTGAAAAATTCGGATTATAGGAGTTTGAATTATGGATGAAGCAATGGAAGTAGGACTGCAAGAAGAAATTATTGCAGATTTGACAATTGAATATAAAAATGAGCCTACGTTTAATGCTGACATAATTTCAGTAAAGGTCAAAGATGCTATACGAGAAGTTAAGAACAGAAGAAACTATCAGGCAACATCTTATACAGATGAGGAAGTTGAGAAAGACCTTTACGATAACTACTATTCCGTAATTAAGAATTTGGCAGTATATGATTTTGCACAGATTGGTGCACCATTTGAAAGTAGCCATAGCGAAAATTCAATTTCTAGAACTTGGGTTAGTCGTGATGATATTTTGAAATGTGTTTATCCATTTGTTCAGGTCTTATAGAAGATTGTGCGTGAGTTGTTTAGAGTATCTAAATTTCTCGCAGGGAGTTTCGTGTAAGCGGTGGAGGGCAACGAAACACTATAATTTTACTGAAAGAGAGCATAAAAGTATGAATAACTTTTTAATGCAAACATATTTAATTGCATTGCCAATTATCCTTACATCTGTATTAGGTTATGTGGTTTGGCTTTTAAAAGAACAGAAAAAAGACAGAGATGCAAATAGTAAAGGAACAATGCTTTTGCTTAGAGTACAACTTATTGAATATCACGATAAGTATATGACACTTGGAGATATACCATCATACGCATACTCAAATTTTTGCGAAATGTATGATGCATACCATACGTTAGGTGGAAATGGAATGATAACAAAGATGTATGAAGAAATAAAGTCTTTGCATTTAAGAGAGAAAGTAGGTGTTAAGAATGAGCAATAAAGTATATAACATTTTAAAGTGGATTGCAATGTATTTTTTGCCAGCATTAGGAACTTTTTACTTTGCGTTAGCTGGAATTTGGAACTTGCCTTTTGGAGAACAGATTGTTGGTACAATCACAGCAATTGACACATTTCTTGGTGTTGTACTTGGTGTTAGTACATCGCAGTATAATAAGCGAGTTGATAAAGCATGATGACATTAGCGCAAAACAAACAAAAAATGTATTATTCGTTGCAAGACGGGCAAATACCGATATATGAAAGTTATACAGATGAAGAGGGAAATATAATTTACATTACGGATGATGATGGAAACAAGATTGAAACCGGAGAAACAACAATTGGTTATACAAAACCAGTTGAGTTTAAGGCAAACATCACAAATAAGTTAAATGAAGTTGTATGGCAAGACTATGGCATTGATGATAGTACAAACTATGCACAAATCATTGTCAGTAAAGGTTATTTGCCTTTGAAATCCGGTAGCGTGATTTGGAAAAAGTCGGAAATCGTATACAAGGATGATGATAACACAATTCCAGATGAAAGCAGTGCTGATTACACGGTAAAAGGTGTTGCAGATGAAGGATTAAATGAGGACTTGTTCTTGTTAAAAAGGAATGTGAAATAGTATGGGAAAAAAAACATTTACTGCGGACTTGTCTGTAAGTGGATTAAACGCCCTTAAAAAGCAACTTTTACAGTATAGGGATGATTTACCTATCAAATGTAAACAACTTGTTTCTAGACTATTACAAAGTGGTGTAGAGGTCGCTGAAACAAATATATCAGAGAGTCCATTAGGAAAGTATGTTACGGTTTCGACAAACATATCTGCTGACAAGATTGGGTGTAACGGTATATTGCTTGCCAAGGGGCAAGTAAAAGAACAAGATGGTTACGCACCGTTTAGCATATTGCTTGCTATTGAATTTGGTGCAGGTGTTCATTTTAACCCAACGAAAAATCCATTAGTAGGAAGTAAATTTCCTTATGGCGTTGGTACATTTCCGGGGCAGACACACGCTTATGACGATATGTGGTGGTACTGGAATGAAAAGGAACAAAAATGGATGCCTACGCATGGTGTAAAAGCCACTATGCCTATGTATAAAGCCGGAGAAGATATAAGAAGCAAAATTATAAAAACGGCAAAAGAAATATTTTGAAAGTAGGTGGTGCATATGTCGGTGGAATGGGATGAATTAGTGCCATCTACTGTATTCACAAGGATAAAAACAAACTTTTCAGATAGTTTGAAAAAAAATTACAAAATGACAGACAAAAACTTTTCTTCCGTTGGCAGTAGTAATACACCAGCGGTTTTTCCTTTTGTAAGATTGCAATTGTTACCAGGTTCAGAAATCGGAGAAGATTTAGAGGGTGACAAAATCAATGCGGAAAAGTTTTCTTTTCAAATTGATGTGACTGATAATAAATCACAAGCAAGAGCAAAAGAAGTTATAAGAGAAGTTAAGAGAATTATGAAAACAATGCGTTTTCGTGGTTCTTCAATGCCTACGCAAGATGATACAAAAGACACTTACCGGCAAACTGCTAGATTTAGCAGAACAATCGGAAAGAATGATATATATTGACGTAAATACAAGCCGAAAGGCTTTATTTTTTTATCAAATTTAAGGAGGTAACAAGATGGCTTCAACAAGTTATTTGGCAAGAATTATCTACAAAGAACACAGCGAAGATGGATTTGCAGGAACATACAAATTGATGTTACGTGCAAAGTCAATCCCATCGCCAACATCTGCACCGAACACTGTAGAAAGTACCACGATGGAGGATGATGCACAGACTTTTGAAATGGGTATTAAACAGTCTGACGCAAAAGAGTTTGTAGGAAACCTTGAAAAAGATGATTTTAGTGCTCTTTTGAATGTTGAGGGTAAAAAATGCGACATTATTCAGTTGTATGGAACGGATGGCGTTGGTGGTGTTGCCAAAGCAGCATATGTAGGGCAGATTACACCTACTGTAAATGATGTAGGCGGCGTAGATGAAATTCTTGAAATGACTGCTACCGTTGTTCAGAATACCGTGCCTAAATGGGTTACTGATCAACTTACAGTCGTTGATAACAAAGATGGTACTTTCACTGTTACAAAAGTGGGGTAACAAGCTATTCAACGAGAAACACTAAAAAGGCTGTGTTGAGTAGCGAGAATGAAGAGACAGCCGAACCGGAACTCGAATAATATATGCAGTAAAAAAGAGAGCCACCTTTCGGGGTGGCTCCTTTCCACTAAAAGTGGGGAAAGGATAAATCATTATGGAATTAAAAGTTAAAGGTAAGGAATACAAGGTTAGATTTGGATATAACAGTTTCTGCGACACAGATTTGATGGACAGAACAAAGGATTTGCTTGGAATTTTTGACAGTGAAGAAGTTGAAAATGACAGTGATGTGGGCGGCATTGGCAAGGTTAAAGAATTGTTTTGCTGTGTTCGTGATTTGCTTTACGTTGGATTTCAGAAAGAAAATCCAGTTGAAAGCGTTCAGGAAGTAGGAGATATTCTTGACGATTACCACGATGAATCGCCAGATAAAGGAATCCTTGATTTGTTTACGCAGTTGACGGAGGAATTGATGAGTAAGGGTTTTTTGGGAGACCTGTTAAACCAGATTGGGGAGACAGAGGAAGTATCGGAGAAAGTAACGAAACTTCCGCAAGACCACAAGAAGCCACAGAAAAAATAAATAAGTTATACTCGGATTTTATATATGAAGATGTAATACCTCATTATCTTTCCTATGGAGTTTCTTACGATAAGATTATGGAAAGTTGTCCAAAAGACTTATATCCATATGACAAAGCACATGAACTCCAGTTAAAAGAACAAGATGAATTGCAATATATGTGGTGGGGTAATTATGGAATATCTGCCTTGATTGTAGCCATAGACAGTTGTTTGAATGGTAAATCAGCAAAATCGGAATATATTAAAAGTCCAATTATGTCAAAAATGTTTGAAGAAGAATATATAGCAGAAAAAGAAACAGAAGAACAAGAGATAAAGAAAGCAATTAAAATTGAAAAACAGTGGATGGCAAGGTCTATGAACAAAGGATTGCCAGAAACAATCATATAAGGAGTGTTGAAAAATGAAAAAAGAACATTCAATTAGAATTGACAGAAAAAAGTTACATCCATGGTTAAACTACAAACTTGGACTTTTGCTTAAAGAGTGTGCAAAAAATGGAATCTATCTGATTATCACAGAGGGATTTCGTACAAAAGCATATCAGGATTCGCTTTATGCACAAGGAAGAACAAAACCCGGTGTAATAGTAACAAATGCTCCGGGAAATTCTTATTCTTCACAGCATCAGTGGGGTATCGCTTTTGACATTGCAATCAATGATTCTAAACTGCTTTATAACGATAAACTGATTAGAAAAGTTGCTAAGATTTCAAAATCAAAGAAAGTTGGTTTGAAATGGGGTGGTAATTGGAAATCTATTGTTGACAACCTACATTTTTACCTTGGAAAGTGGGGAAGCACAACTAAAAAATTAAAGAAAACGTATGGTTATTTTGATAAATTCAAGAAAACATGGACCGGTAAATTACGTTGCAACACATATTTGAGAAAAGGACGTTTGTTTACGTCTAAAAAACTTATGACAATTCAAAAAGGTGAAACCGTACGGATTCTGTGGAAATCAAAAGTAAGCAGAGTTGCCAAAATTGAGTATGCAGGAAAGTACGGTTTTATTAGATTGAAAAATCTTGCGTAATGCAAATGATAGATAGTGAGGTGTTAGTATGTCAGAACCAGTTGAATCGTTGGAGATTAAAATAAATGCAACGGCAAAAAGTGCCAAAGATGAAATTACAAATCTTGTTTGTAAAATTGATGTATTAACATCTTCACTGTCTAAGATTAACGGTAGCAATTTAAGTGGACTTGCAAATGGAGTATCAAAACTTGGAAATGCTACCAAAACATTAAGCGGAGTAAAGGCAACCGACTACAATAGAATTGCAAAAGGATTTGAGCGTTTTGCGAAAATTGATGTTGGTGGATTATCTCGTACTGCCAGTGGTTTGAATACACTGGCAAATGGTCTTAACAATCTTGGAAACATTCAGAATCTTGGTGGCATTACATCTGCCGTAAATGCAGTTAAAAACCTTTCAAAAGTAGATATGGCTGGATTTGATACATCCAAAATGACAAAGATTGCAACTTCTGTTTCAAATTTAGCAACCAAACTTAGCGGTGTATCTGAAATTGAAAGCACTGTGACACGTGTTGTGGGTTCATTGGCAAGACTTTCTAATAGCGGTCAGTATATTAGTAATGTAACAACAGAATTTCCGGAATTAGGCAAGCAAGTAGTAAAACTTGTACGCAAATTATCTTCTGCAAATGCAATTGATATTAGCATTACAAAAGTTGTAGAGGGTATTGCTAAACTTGCAAATGCAGGGAAACGTGTTGGCGAAACAGTTGCAAACCTTAAGAAACTTGGTAACGGTGTAATAAATTTGCTGAAAAAACTGCAAAATGCACCTCAAATCAACTCAAACGTAGCCAACACAATTCAAGGTCTTGGAAACCTTGCGTCAAGCGGTAGTAGAATTTCCACTGTTTCTGATAGAGCATCAACAAGCACTAAAAAACTTGGAAATGCACTTAGTTCATTAAAAGACAAATTAAAAAGCGCACATAAATCATCAAAAGGTTTTGTAAGTAGCATTGGTATGTTTTATGCTAAATTCTTTTTGGTAATTCGTGCTGTAAAGAAATTCGGTCAAGCAATTGGTTCGGCGCAGGACTACATTGAGGAATTTAACTATTTTTCGGTTGCGCTTGATAAGGTTGGAAAAGACAGTGCTAACCAGTTTAAGAAAGCCGGTTATAATAGTGCGGAAGAATATGCAGGAAGTTTCCGTAAAAGATTTGGAAAACTTCAAAAACAGTTGACTGGATATGATGTTGATTATAATACTGGAGATGCAACAAATACTTTTTCACACAACCTTGGTTTGGATTTGACAGAGGTTATGAACTACAACGCCGCTATTGCACAGATTACGAACTCTGCCGGTATGCTTGGTGAAACGTCGATTGATTCCGCAAAAGCACTTACTATGTTATCAGCAGATTGGGCGTCTTTATCAAACTTAGACACCGCTGACGTTATGCAAAACTTTCAATCTGGTTTGGTAGGACAGTCTAGGGCGTTATATAAGTATGGAATCGACATCACCTCCGCAGGCTTAGCACAAACTGCTATGAATCACGGTATTACAGAAAGTATTAAGAACCTTTCGCAACAGTCCAAAATGCAGTTGCGCGTTTTGACTATGTTGGAACAGTCAAAGGTTGCATATGCTGATTTGGCACGTACAATTAACCAACCTGCAAACCAGTTGAGGATGTTGCAGGCTGGATTTAAGAAATTATCTTTGACAATTGGCTCCTTGTTTATGCCGATTGTTCAGAAATTGTACCCATATATGAATGCTGTGGTTATGGTTTTGCAGGATTTCGCACAGTGGGTAGCGAAACTGGCAGGAATCAAACTTGGTGATACGGATGGTTCACGGAAAACACCAGAGGTACCGGACTACTCCAATGCGGCAGACGATACGGATAAAGTTGCTAAGAACATGGATAAAACGGCTAAAAAAACAAAAAAAGCCGCCGACAATTTGCAGGGATTTGATATTGTAAATAAATTGCAGGACAACAGTGATAGCGATAGTGGTGATACAGACCCTTCTGGTGGAAATGCTAATATTGACCTTTCTAAGGATATTAGCGACGCATTAAAGAACTATGAAAAGATATGGGATAATGCTTTTAAGAGCAACCAGAACAAAGCAGTTGAGTTGTATAAGAAGATGAAGAAAGCAATCCTTGACGCATGGAAAGGTGGAGATTTTACTTCTCTTGGTTCGGCACTGGCTAACTGGATTAACAAAGGAATGAGAAACATTCCATGGACAAAAATTAAAAAGACTACGAAGAAGATTGCTAAATCTCTTGCTACGTTTTTGAATGGATTTGTTAAAGACCTTGATTGGACAAAACTTGGAGAAAATTTCTCCGAGGGATTGAATACATGGTTTGAAACATCATACACCTTTTTCAAGACGTTTGATTGGCTTAAATTCGGTCAAAGTATTAAAGAGGGTATAACGGCTGCCATAAATACTTTTGACGGTGATTTAGCAGGAAAATCACTTGGAGCGAAGTTGCGTGGTATGATTCAGTTTGCTTTTGGCGTTATGGTAGACTTCCCATACAAAAACCTTGGAAAGAAAATTGGAGATTACATCAATGGATTTCTCGAAGAGATGGGAGAAGTACGCAAAAATACTGGATTAACTGGATGGCAGGAGTTAGGAAAGACAATCAGTGATGGAATTACTGGAATACTTGATACGATTGACACCGCACTTTCTACCGTGAATTGGTGGGAAGTAGGAAAAGCAATTGGAGATTTTCTTTCTGAAATAGAATGGGGAAAAACACTTTTGAAAGTAGGGAAAATAATAGTCAAGGGATTATTCAATGCTTTGAAAGTGGCTATTTCGGCATTCATTAGAGACCCGTTAGGTATTGCGTTCAAATTATCAAGCGTTCTTGCCGGAGTGTTTGCGTATAAAAAATTAAAAACTCTTTGGACTTCGCTAAAAACTGTATTTGGTAATGGAATAAGTAATTCCTTAATGTCGGCAAAAATAAACTCAAAAGGTTTGACGGATAAATTTAGCGGTTTAGGGAGTAAAATGGGAAGAGCAATGGGAGTTGCTTGGTGCTAG